GCTCTTGTTGGGCCACAAAGGGAAACTTTAAGACTGTTTCCTAAATCTCCACCCCATTTAGCAGACCAATCACCTTGAGCTGTTACTGGTGTTCCTTCTTGTTCTGAATATGTTGCTTGATATTGTGATGTGTTTGAAATTAAAACAACAGTTCCACTTGCAGAAGCGTTCTTCATTGCTGTGTTTGAAGTCCTTACAACGTGAAGTGCACTTGAATACGTTAGAAAGTTTGCTGCTGTTAAAAATGAAATGTATGTATTTGCGTCAGGAGATTGAAATGTTTCCTTCAATAAATCTTCTGAATCAATCAATTTTACATCGTTGACTGGCCCCCACCTAAAGCAACCCGCGAATCCAGCATCTATTGAAGAAATACCGGGCACGATAGTGGTTAAGTCAATTTCAGATGTGTTTACGCCAGGTGATACTTGAAAACCCATGTCATCTCTCCTAATTTTAGTTAATTAATACAAAGTTATCTTACTATAGATTATTTATAAAAACCCCAAACTCTGTATTTTGAATGTTTATTGAGATATAAATACTTATATGAACACGCGGAGGTAACATGAAAGAAATTGAACGCTTTTTAACAAAGATAGACAAGAACACAGGAAGTGGATGTTGGGCATGGAAGGCTTCAAAAACACAACAGGGATATGGAATGTTTTCATATCAAGGGAAATCTATACCTGCACATAGGTTTTCTTATCTACATCATAAAGGAGAAATCTCTTCAGGATATATCGTACATCAAATTTGTGGACAAAATTCATGTGTGAATCCAGAACATCTAATAGTATGTACAAAATCTGAATCTAGATTAGATTACAATTCTACAAGAGTACATCCAGATGCTAAAAAATTACTCCAAGATATAAGACACGACAAAGAAGAACCTGACGCAGATTTTGGGTTTGGAACAGATGTTTAAAAATAACTTCTTTGCGATGGTGATACTTCCCAAGTTTGACCTGTATTGTCCGTATAAGTATCTTCTTCTAAACCATCATCAATAATACCAAATGGAAGCATATCCTGTTCAAACTGTTCTTCATAATCTTCATACATTTTTTGTCTAAGGTCAAGGTCTGTCATATCTTTGAAATATCTTTGTTGAACCAACCAAGCAAAGATTACTAATGTCATTGCAAGATCATCATGTGTTCCTTCTTCTGCTTCATAAGAATTGTGTTTAGATGCAAATGTGGTCAATTCAGCAATAGTTTCAAAGTCTGGAATTATTAACTTATCTGTTTCAATCATTTCCTTTAGAGTGGCACACCCTATTCTCTTGAGTTGTTTACTGGTTCGTATTCCAAGTTGAATATTCTTTGAAAAACCACCCCCAATTTGTTGACCTGCTCTACCCTTCATAGAAGTTATCATAACATTTTCATATTCAAGGTCATAATGTAAAGTCTCTGCCACCTGTGAGCCCATATCGTTGATTTCTAGTAGAGTAAAGGCAGTGTTATATTTCATTCCTACTTGATATATAATATTTGGATATAACATAGGTGAAATCTTATTATCTCTATACTTTGCAACTTGACGGTATGGTATCTGTGAAACATCAAAAACAGAGAATGCTGAAAAATCTTGACCCTTACCTTGAGCTGTATCCACAATCATACAGTATGTGGCTTTTTTGATTGGTTCTTCATAAACATCAATATTATTGTTTGAGAATATGGGTTTCTTGAATACCATAGACCTTAGTTTTGATGCATCTATAAGGGTACGAGTTGAACCTAAAAATTCACAAAGAAATTCTTGATTGAATTGTGACTCTGAAGTATTTTTGATTGTTTCTAGTTTCCATTTCTCATCTCTGCCCGGAACTTGTGTATAGTGTACTTCAATTGGAACATAGTTGTTACGTTTCTCTTCTGCATCTATCCACATTTTATAGAAGAGATTCATACCTAGAGGGGTAGAAACGATAAACACTTTGGTAGTTTCACCAGAAGATATGGTAGGATAAACAGAGGTAAAAAAAGATTCGGCGATGGTACTGGGAACGTGTGCGAACTCATCAAGAAAAATGATGTTGAAAGAAGAACCTCGAACTGCTGAACCAGAAGTCGCGGATGCCAGAATCTTTGAGCCATTTTCTAGCTCAATATTTCCCTTATTCCAAACCGTCACACCTTGTTGAAGAAACTTTGGTAGATGTTCGTATGCCAACTGTAATCGTGATAGAAGTTCTCTGGCAACAGCACCCTTGTTTGCAAGTACTGCCACGTTAACTTCTGGATTAAACAGTATGTAGTGTAATAAATATGATATGATGGTAGTTGATTTACCTGTCTGTCTAGGCATTTTACATATCACAAATCTTTCATCGTGAAACTTATTTACCATTTCCTCTTGAAAATCCCACATATCAAATTTTACAAGTCCTCTATCAACATTCACAATTTGAACATAATTTTTGATAAAGTATAGTGGAGATTCCGTACACTTCTTGTATTCTTTAACTGCTTCTGGTGTCCAATCAACGCTGACACCTATACCCTTTAGATTAGGATTTCCGAGGTAAGACTTGGTTCCCATTATTTTTCTTTTTCATGTTCTTTTATGTCCTTCCCCTTCTTGAGAAACTTTTGTAATTCTGCCGTGGAACCAACAAAAAGATTATTAGATACATTTTTAGGCCCAGAAGTGTCCTGTGAAATGTCTTTTTTCGCCTTATGTAAATTTAACAATTCTTTATTCGTTTCAGTAAGTTTTCCGATTAACTGTCCGAAAACTTCCATTGCACGAGGGTGTTCTGAACTTTTGGCTATTTCCAACATTTCCTCTAAACCATCCTGTCCTCGTTCTATGAGATTGTAAAGGTTTTCTCTTGCATACTGAAAATCTATTTCACTATCGCCACTATCATCATTTGTGATAACAGGAACAAACCGCCCTGTCTTAACGACTTCCTTTTTAGGTTTTTCTACAATACCTAAAACTTCATCTAAGTGGTCATCTACATTCATAGGCATTACATCTCTCATGTTGCTATATCCTCACCATCAGTTGGATCATTCCATTTACCTTCTTCAAAAAATTCAAAAGTTTCTGAGAAACCATAATCGGAGTCAGCTGTTGCAGAAAGGGGTGTAGGAACAACTGTATAACGAGATTTGATTGTAGCATCTTGTACACCATCAGTAGTATTTTCGTTTACAATTCTTGCCCTGTTAAATGTTGTATATGGAAGACCAGATGTACCACGCCCAAATCCATCTAATAGTATATAGTTTGTAGTATCTGGTGTACTATCTTCATATATGATAAATTCTGGAAGTTCAATTTCTTTATCATCGCCAGGAATTCGGAAATTAACTTCGATTGTTTTAATAACTTGACCAGATGTAATATTTGGATATATAAACCCTTTAAGTGTAAATGAAAGAGTCCAAGTAATAGTTCTTCTTGCTGATAAATCACCCTCGTACTCATCTGCTACATCAGAAGAGTTTAACAAAATAGGAACATCCGCTTTGATGTTCATATCGGGAATTGTATTGACAGTAACAGTAAACTCTGGTGTAAAATAAGGAAGTATCTGTTCTAAAATTTGAGTTCCGTCTTCAGCATTCTTGACAAGTATGAACAATGAGAAATCAAAGTTATAAGGAACAGGATTATACATTGTGACCATACTGGTAGTAGTAGAAGAAGTGTTTGCTTTAACATTTCTACCAATCGTATTCAATTTTCTTGCAGTATCGTAAGAAATTCCTGTCATTGAAAACCCCATCCTTGGAGTTCTCGTCGCTACAACTTTTCTATCTGCAGTGGTATCTTGAATAGCAAGTAACCACTTTTGTTTGGGGCCATACGCAAGAGGAACTTTTAATCGTTCAACAACAGTACCACTTGAATCCTTCCTTTCAATATTAATATCATTGAATAGGGTTCCAAACACTGCTACATATTTTCTTATAGTTTGATGATAAAAGGTAGATCCTAACATTAGTACCCTGTTCCTTCACTAAATGGATTACCTTCTGTAAAGTCAAGTATAGAATCAGCCACAGTTTCAATTCCCACATTGTTTGCATATGCATCAGTTGATATTGCCTTATCATCAAAAGATGTTGTGGCATAAGATGCACCAGATTCAAAGAATAGTTTACCCTCCGTTGAAGAATTAATTGGGGGTATTTGTTGTCTCATCTTCCAAAAGAAGTGTAGTATCATCTTCTAATGCTATAGAAAACGGATATTCATACATTTGATTATCCTCATCAAAAGCTCCAATAATATTTCCAACTGTAAGAAGACTTGTACTAGAGTTCCAATCAAAAACTTCTCCTTTAATTGCAGAATTTGCATATCCAGTAGAACCTTGATACACTTGTTCACCAACTGTAAATGTACCAGCTCTTCTCTTTCTATCTTATCCAACTCCTCAATACCAGTATCAATTGCTTCATCAGCGTATTCAAAGAGTTCACAAACTAAATCAAAAGTTTGTAGTCCACCCATCTGATAGAAAACATTCGTATCTTGCACGTGTTTAATCTCAAAAAGGGAGTCAGACAAAGGAAAGAAAATAAGGTCACCTTCTAGTGGTTCTTTATCTCTATTGCCTGTTTCAAAATTTAAATCTATAAATCTTCTACGAGAAATTGTAAAAGTAATTTGATCTCTTACTTCTAGTCCAAAGTTACTTACAAATGTACCATCACCTTCAAATCCATCTATACTCTTAATGTACACTTCTACCATACGAGCATCTTCAAACTTAGAAATACGATCCTCACCAAAGATAGCATCTGTATTAACTTCAGTTCTAGGCATATAATGAACATCAATACCGAAAGATTTGATAGACTCAATTACGATACTTTCAACTAAACGCTGATCTGGTGTATTCGTTCCGTAATGATTGAAATAATGATTAGTGGCCATTTATATCCTCTAACCTATATAGAAATCATCGGGGAGTTGATACTCTAATTTTCCTTCTCTTTCTAAGTATTCTAATTCTGTAGTTGCGTCATCATATAATTGTCTCCCATTTAAAGTAACACCTCCAGGCAATTGAACACCTTCAAATTTTATAAGGTTCATTCCCCATTGTTTTTTCAAAAGAGCTGTACAGTATTTTTTAAGGAAAATATCACTATAAGCATCTGTATATGTTTCTGGATTCATTGACGCATAAGCTTCAACTATAACAAAGTCATCTATTTTAAGATCTCCACTCCAATCTATATCAAGATAAATTCTATCTCTATGTCGATTAAATCTAAATCTAGGTAATCCAGAGAAAAGATTTTGAATAGTAGAAAGATATTGTTGAGTGAAAACATAGTTTTTCATATCTGCGTACTGATAGTTGACTGAAAACATATTTGTACTACCACTCAAATTTTCGGTAAGTGGTATAATTCCTGTAATACCAATATAACTTTCATCTAAAGAAAGATAATGATTATCTATATCACCGATAGTTTGAGCTGTACTAGCATGAACAGTTGCTGTTGCACCGCTTGTTGCTCCAGTAATGGTTTCTCCAGCAGTCCATGTAGTGGTGGTATCTGTATAATAGGTATTTCCATCTCCAATCGCGTCAGCATTGGAATTATTTTTTGTAGTTGGTTTTGAATACCTTATCGTAGTATTTGCACTATGGTATTGATGAAATGTAGCCTTAATACCACTAGATCCCCCCTCAATCGTTTCTCCACTAGAAAAAGTTCCAGAGGTTGAAGAAATGATTTGAGTTGAAGCAGTGATTTGTTTCTTTACAAATTCTGGATGTGTACCATCAAAATGATATTCTTGCCAGTAAGTTATTGCGTCATCAATAGTGTCTTCAATTTGGTCATCATCAAGATT